AGCCTCCTCTCCCCCCGTCGTTTCGATAGGGGGTCGCCCGCACGCACGAGACGACCTAAGGGGTTGTTATGGCCGAGAGTATTGCTCGCCTGTCTGCCGCTGTAGAGCGTGCGCTAGGGGCTGCTACGTGGCTTACGGACGCTGATGAGGCGACTAAGGAACTGGCGCGCAGGTATGCGGCGCTGGTGGATTCGGCCTTAGCTTCTGGCGACCTTGAAGCGATCAATCGGGCGCATGCTGTGGCCGGCCCGAATCTACAGAAGACATTGACTTCGCTGGGGTTGAACCCGGAGGCCCGTAAGGAATTGGGCGTGAAGGGTGAATCCCAGGAGGTGGACCCCATTGACGAACTCAAGCGGAAGCGGGGCGAACGCTCCCAGGCTGGGTAAGACTGAGCCTAGACTGTGGACTCGACCGCTGCGGGAGTTGACGCCGGATACGTCGCTTGGGTTTGAGGCGATTGAGGCTGCGAAGATCGTTGGCCGCTATCTGCATCCGTGGCAGGAATGGTTCCTGATCCATTCTCTGGAGCTTGCGCTTGGGTCTTATTCGAGTGATACGTTCCCGGTTCTGCGCTATAAGACGGTGCTGTTGCTGGTGTCTCGCCAGAATGGCAAGTCGTTCATCATGTCTACCCGCCTTCTGTGGCGGATGATGATGTGGGATGGCCCGGAAGCTGAACCCGCGCTGATCCTTGGCGCCGCTCATAAGCTGAACGCTGCCGAGGAAATCCTCGACCTATCCACTAAAGCCCTACAGCGCTCCGCTGCCCGCAAGTACATTGCGCATAAGTCGAACGTGAACGGCAACAAATACTTGGAACTCTCCAACGGCACGCGCTACAAGTGCGAGGCTGCATCGGACGACGGTGGCCGTGGGCTGTCCGTGACTGACCTTGCCTTTGATGAACTCCGGCAGCAGCGCGACTGGGAATCCTGGTCCGCGCTGACGAACACGACGAACGCGCGCTTCTCTCCTCAGGTCATCGCGGTATCGAACGCCGGCACTGCGAAGTCTGACGTTCTGCGCGGGCTCCGCAAGCAGGGCCTTGCTCGTATCGCCGACTGGGAACAGTGCGTCGAGGCTGGCACGGCCACGATTGAAGAGTTCGCCAACTCGCATGACATGACGATGGGCCTGTTTGAGTGGTCTGCGCCTGACGAGTGTGGGATTTGGGATCGTGACGGCTGGGCTCAGGCTAACCCTTCGATGGGTTACAAGGATGAGCACGGCATCGCGTATGTGACTGAGGAAATGCTTGCGTCTAAGGCGGCGCTTGTTGGTGTTGGCGGGGCCGAGGGCGTCCCCGAGCACGTCTTTCGTACCGAGAATCTGTGCCAATGGGTGACCGTTGACGCAGAGTCGCCGTTCGGAGCGGGCGTTTGGGAGTCCCGGCATGATGCGGAGTCGGAGATTGCGAAGGGTTCGCCCCTTGTTCTGTCCGTTGACGTGTCCGCTAACCGTGAGATGTCTTACTTTGCGGTGGCTGGTTGGCGCGAGGATGGCTCGGCGCACGTCGAAGTCATCACGCAACGCGCCGGTACTGAGTGGGTTGTCCCTACCTTGCTAGCTAAGTTCCCGTCTATCGGCGCTGAAACCATTGTCGTGCAGTCCAAGGGCGCCCCGGCGTCCGCGCTGATCGAGCACCTGCTCGCGGCGGGCCTGCCTGTGATGGAGTGTGGCGGGTCTGACCTTGGCGCCGCTATGGGCGCGTTCTATGACGCTGTCCGCAACGGCAATGTCTTCCACCTTGCGCAGCCTGTCCTAGACGTGGCTGCCGCGACCGCCGTAACCAAGCAACTGGGGGATGTGTTCGTGCTGAACCGTTCCAAATCCCCTGCCGATGTCGCCCCTTTGATCGCTGCCGAGCAAGCCTACTGGGGCTTGACGGTTCTTGCTTCCCGCGCTGGGAAGCCTAAAACGAGTTCGTATGAAACGAGAGGGATGGTGGTTGTCTAATGGGCGTCCTTGACATCTTCCGCAAGTCCTCCATCATCTACCGTGCTGTCGAGTTGAACACTACGAACCCGAATGCGGCCGAGGTTATCGAGGCGTTGCAGAAGGTTACTGGCATGGCGCCGGCGCAGTTGTGGGAGACGCAGCATAACGTCCGCACGGTTGTTGACTTCCTGGCGCGGAACATCGGTCAGCTTGGGCTCCCGGTCTACCAGCGCGTGTCTGACACTGATCGTCAGCGCCTGGCAGACTCTCCGGTTGCGGCGCTGCTGTCGAACCCTAACCCGGCGATGACAGCCTATGACTTGAAGGTCGCGCTCGTCTCTGACCTTGCCTTGAACGATGAGGCGTGGTGGTTGCTGGTTCAGACTTCGGCTGGTTGGCAGATCCGCCCGCTCGCCGTTGACCTTGTGTCTATCGTTTCGGGTACGGAGATTGACGGTAACCTCGTCATCGCTTACCAGCCTGACCGCACTAAGCCGCCGATCCGCCTTGAAGGCAAGGACCTGATCCACTTCAAGAACTGGTCACCTTACTACGAGGACCGCGGATCGCCCGTTGTGGCGACCCTGAAGGATGTTCTCGCCGAGCAGATCGCGGCGCAGCAGTTCCGCACAGGGATCTGGAAGAACGGCGGGCAGGTCGGTTCCTACATCGCCCGCCCGAAGGACGCTGCGGCGTGGTCCGATGAGGCCAGTAACCGCTTCAAAGAAGACATGAAGGCGTATAAGGGCAAGGGCTCTAGCGTCGGCGGCATGCCGGTGCTTGAGGATGGCATGACCATCAATCAGGTTCGGTTCAATGCCCGCGAGGAGCAGTGGATTGAGGCGGCGAACTTGTCGCTTGAGACTGTGGCCCGCGCTTGGCATATCAACCCGGCGATGCTCGGTGCGACTGGCGGCGTCTCCTATGCGAACGTCCGCGAGTTCCGGAAGATGTTATACGGAGAAACCCTTGGGCCTTGGTTGAAGATGATCCAGGACCGCATCAACTCGAAGCTTGTGCCCCGGATTGACCCCCGCCCGGGCGTTTACGTTGAGTTCAACGTGAAAGCCAAGCTTGCGGCGTCCTTCGATGAGCAGGCCGCGGTTCTTTCCTCCGCTGTTGGGCGTCCGTGGATGACCGCGAACGAGGCCCGCGCACTGGAGAACATGCCCGCCCTTGACGGCGACGCTGACGCTTTGGTGACGCCGCTGAACGTGATTGTGGGCGGGCAGTCTTCGCCGCGCGACAGTGCCCCGAAGCTGGGGCGCGTCCGGGTGAAATCTGGCCCTGTCTCGCTGAAGGGTGAGGCTGACGCCGGATCCGCTCAGGTCACGAGTGCTGTGCTTGGGAAGTTCTTCAAGCGGCAGCGTGAGGCGGTCCTTGCCCGCCTGAACTCCAAGTCTCCCGGCTGGTGGGATCAGGAACGCTGGGACAAGGAACTAACTGACGACCTGTTCCGTGTGGCGATGTCCGTCACCGGGCAAGTAGCCGCTGACGTACTCGACTCCGCCGGCCTCGATGCTAGCGCTTACGACACGTCCCGCACTGAGAAGTTTCTGCAAGCTGTTGCCGCGTCCCGTGCTGCCAAGATCAACGCCACAACGTTCGATCAGATCCAGGCCGCGCTCGATGACCCGGGCGAGGATGACGAGGACGGCAACCCCGCCCGCTCCCCCGCGAAGGTCTTCGATGATGTCGAAGGTGGGCGCGGTGAAGGTATCGCGGTGACCCTGCTGACTACGTTTGCCGGGTTCGCCACGATGGAAGCCGCTAAGCAGAACGGTTCCGAGTCTACAAAGACTTGGGTTGTGAACTCTGGCAACCCGCGTTCGGAGCATGCGGACATGGACGGCGAAACTGTCCCGGTTCGTGACACGTTCTCGAATGGCGCTGACTGGCCCGGCGATCCGGTGCTAGGCGCTGAGGGTGTGGCGAACTGCCAGTGCAGCGTCGAAGTCTCCCTCTCCTAACCCCACCTGACCCCGATGACCCTCCGGGGTCTTTTTTATTGCCCAGGAGGGCACATGAAGACTAAGAATCTATCCGCCCAGGTGAAAGCTACGGGCGATGACACG